ATACCTACAGAAGTAGGGCAACCCCAATCATAACAAAGTATCTAAATTAAAAGAAAAGGCGTCAGTCTCCGCAAGGAGCATAAATCATCCAAAGGCGGTCTCACCGCTAAAGGGCGAAAGCACTACAATGCTAAGACTGGCTCCAATCTAAAAGCACCCCAGCCACAAGGAGGCTCTCGTAAGAAATCCTTTTGTGCTCGTATGGGTGGTGTCAAAGGCCCCATGAAGGATTCCAAAGGACGCCCCACACGTAAGGCTTTAGCCCTGCGTCGTTGGAAGTGCTAACAACCAATTTCGTTCCCATCCGCAAGAAGTAACAGCTTTGCCCTCCGAGGAGGATAACCTAGCGGTGAACCAAGTGAGTAAAGAACAACCAACTGTAACCCCACTCTGGGAGTTACTCCAAGTAAACTAACTCAAAAATAGAAATAATATAATGGCTAATACAAGTCCGTCCCGTTTGGGACAAGTAAACGGTTCTGGAGATGCAGAAGCACTCTTCCTCAAAGTGTTTAGTGGCGAGATTCTCACTACTTTCGAGGAGCAGAATATAATGAAGGATCTCCACATGGTTCGCACCATTCAGTCTGGTAAAACAGCTCAGTTCCCTGTTACAGGTGTTGCTGACGCTAAGTACCACACTGTCGGTGAAGACATCGTGGACAGCTCTAACAGCTACCTATCAACCATCAAGCACGCTGAGCGCACCATCAACATCGATGACGTTCTGATTGCTTCGACGTTCATCGCCAATATCGATGAGCTTAAGAACCACTACGACGTCCGTAGCATCTACGCTAAGGAACTCGGTAAGGCTCTTGCTAAGCGCTTCGACATCGCAACAATGAAGACTCTCTTCGCTGCTGCTGGTGGTACATCGCCTATCGGTGGTAACGGTGGTACAAGCATCTCTGGTGCTACTACTGACACTGCTGCTGGTCTTGTTGACTCGCTCTACGCTGTTGCTCGCTCGCTTGACGAGAAAGACGCTCCAGACGAAGGTCGTTTTGCTATCCTGACTCCTTCTCAGTACTACACTCTCCTTACTTCCGACAACGTTGCGATCAATCGTGACACAGGTGGTGTAGGTAATGTTGCAACTGGTAAGATCGCTCAGGTCGCTGGTATCAACCTCTTCAAGAGTAATCACCTTGATAGCGTTATCGATCTCGGTGATGCTTCTGCTGTTGCTACTGATGACGGCGCATCTAACAATGATGTGTTCGGTGCTGGTGGTGCTGGCTACAATGGTGACTTCTCTGGTCTTGCCTCTGGCGGTGCTAAGGGATTCCTTGCAGGTACTAAGGAAGCTATCGGTACTGTTAAGTTGCTCGACTTGGCTACTGAGTCTGAGTACCAGATCCAACGCCAAGGTACATTGTTTGTTGCTAAATACGCAATGGGCCACGGATCTTTGAGGCCAGAATGTGCTGTGAAGGTTCTTCCTGCATAGTAATTAACAATTAAGCGGAGCCCCTTGGGACAATCCCCTTGGGGCTCTTTTTAAACCACACAACCCACTATCTATTTGAAAGAAACTAAACAGTGCCGCATTTGCAAAGAGGACAAGCATCTCAGCGAATACCATGTTCACAGTCATAAGACTGGTAAGTTACGCAGTGAGTGTAAGGCTTGTAGACGTAGCAATGATCTCAACCGCACTTATGGGATTAATGCAGATGAATATAATGCCCGTCTAGAATCCCAAAAAGGTGTTTGCGCTATTTGCGGCACAGACACGCCCACAGAAAACCATGACGAAACTCGTCCACATCTTTACGTAGACCATTGTCACACCTCAGGAGCCGTTAGAGGTCTCCTCTGTAGTTCCTGTAACACTGGTCTTGGACTTTTCAAAGACAACCCTGAGCGCCTAAAAGCCGCCATTCAATATTTAACAAAGTAAATAATATGCCTACAACCTCGCTCTCTACGACTCTCCTTGAGTCTGTAAATATCGTCCTTGCTAACTTAGGTGAGTCTCCAGTTAATTCTCTTTCTGGTGGTGCTCTGCCACAGCAAGTGTCGCTGGCGTTAAACACAATCGAGGAAGTAAGTACTGACATCCAGTCTAAAGGCTGGTGGTTCAATCAACAAACAGGAAGCAACTACGACACTACTGCCAATGTTGTTATCTATCCGAGTAATACCACTAACGAGTGGGGTTCGGACATCCCAGAGGAAGCACGACGGTACATCACAATCCGTGCTTCTCGCATCGCACAAACACGCTTAATTGGCTCAGAAGAGCTACAAAAATTTAGTTATAACGAGGAGCTAGTAAGTCTAGCAATCCTCCAACAAGCTCACGTTCGTAACTCCAACGGAACCCTAGACTTTAACTCGTTCCCAGCGGAACTCAGAGGTCTTGGAATGGACGAGGTTATGTTCCTTCAAGGGAACGTGGAGGAGAAGATTGGAACCCTACGCCTCGGTGGTGAACTAGCTACCATCGCTAAGACTAAAGCTGAGACAGACCTCATAGCTGACCAAGAGGCACTGGTTGCCGCTCAAGTTCTCACGGAGGCTGAGAATACTTCTAAGGTAGCCGCTGAAACATCCCTCATTGGCGAGCAAGAAGACCTTGTAGAAGCTCAAGCTTTAGATGTAGCGGCTGATACTGCGCTTAAAGGACTCCAAGGTTCTCTTGTCGAAGCGCAAACTACAGACGTAGGGGCTGATACAACACTGAAGGGAAAACAAGGTTCTTTAGTTGATGCTCAAGCCGCCGACGTAGCAGCTGACACCACCCTCAAGGGTAAACAGGGCAGTCTTGTAGACGCTCAAGTTACAGATGTAGCCGCTGACACATCTCTCAAAGGTAAGCAAGAAGACCTTGTAGAAGCTCAAACCACAACCGAGGCTTCTCAGCAAGGTTCACTTGATGCTCAAGCTACAAAGTTCACAGGTGAAGGAACTTTAGCAACAAACCAAGCGGCATTAATCACTGCTCAGAAAGACCAATTAATTGCCCAGACTGCCATCGAAGTGACAGCCGAGAAAGCTTTCTACGATGGTGTTGTTGCGGGCACTCAGGATACCTACCGAGACTTTGCCGCAGAGATGCGTATCATGGGTGTTCAAGAGTCCACATTCCAACAGACCCCTGCTTACAAGAAGATAGAGATGCTGAAGGATGCCGCAAAGCTACGCCTAGTGACAGCCACGGAGACAGGAACATCAGCAGAACTCCTAGAGGTCAACAAGGTGATGCGCTTTATTGGTGAGCCTCCAGTGACAGCTCTTAACGACAACTCCTTGGCTTCTGAATGTGTTCGCCTACTGCGTGACACCGACACAGAGCTACAAGGACGTGGATGGTATTTCAACGTTGATGAAGATGGTGTAATTGTTCCTAAAGCACTCGGTGACACCCCACAGAAGTACCGTGAGTACCTCAGTGTTCGTGTAGCTATCTTATTGACCGAGCTATACCCACAGAGCGGTGTAGACATCCAGCGTCTTCCTAAGATGGAAGCAGAGCTACGGGCTTACTTTAAAGACCGTGAGTTTGATGATGCTAACTACTCCATATTTGACAGCTACGACGTAGCATCCAGAATTGGTATCAACCGTAACTACGACCTTACATAATGCCCTTAATTAATACAGCCGTTCCTAACCTTATCCAAGGTGTCTCTCAACAACCTGATGCCACTCGTTTTGATGGTCAATGCGAGGAGCAGGAAAACGCTCTTAGCTCTGTTGCAGAGGGACTAAAGAAACGCCCTAACACTCGGCACGTTGCTAGGTTGTTACAGAGTGCTATTGATGAGGACAGTTTTGTTCACTTTATCAATCGAGATGACAACGAGAAGTATGTAGTTATCCACACTGGTTCGGGGATGGAAGCTTGGAACATTGTGACTGGTGTTAAGTGCTCAATGAATGGAAGCACATCCGCTCTTACTCCTCCAACTTATCTTCAAACAAGCACACCCAGAGAGAGTCTAAAGGCCCTTACGGTGGCTGATAATACATTCATAGTAAATAAAGAAGTCAGCGTCTCTCTATCACAAACTAAGACACCAGCACTCGAAAAGAAGGGCTTTGTTTATATTGCTCAAGGAGACTATGAGAAGAAATACGAAGTTACTATTGGAGGCAACATAAGCGGAGCCGTTGCTTCTACCGTGGCTACATTCGATGTAACCGTATCAGATAAATACTATGGTAGTGGGTGGGAAATGTTCTACATTGACGCTATATCCATAACAAATGCTGGGGAAGGATACCCCGCTGGGACTCCCACCGAACTTACCGTAAACATTGATTTCGGAGACCTTGGCAGCTACATTAACGGGCAATGGACTTACGCTAACACAGTGGTTCAACCTGTTGTTGAAATAACATTAGTGGATGATGGCACGGGAAACGGCACTAAGAAAGTTGGAAGCGTAAGCATTACCGAGCAAGGGACTTTTGGACAACACGACACGCAAGTATCTGGAGGTGATTTCGCATTCGACTACAATGCAAGCGTGTCTTTAACAGTGCAAGGGGACATAGCGACAGGGGCTACCCATGTATTTTCAACAATCGGCACACGGAACTCTGTCTCAGCAGATGCCTCTACAGACAACATTGCCAAGTCGTTATTAAATGACAGCTATGAGGGTTACCATTTTCATACAGTAGCTTTTAATAGTGATACGATATTTGACCCCGCTGGTGCTAATCACTTAACAGCAACCAGAGAAGGATATACAATAATCATCGAGCATAATGAGGTTGAGGGTGATTTTTCCTTAACTACCGATGATGGGTTAGGCGGAAGCGGTATCAAAGGTATTTACAAACGCACCGACTCACTAGCGGATTTACCTACAAAAGCTCCTAATAACTTTGTAGTAGAAGTCGTAGGAGATGCGGACCTAGACCAAGATAATTATTGGGTGAAGTTTACCACACACAGTGGGCTAGACTACGGGGACGGAGCTTGGGAAGAAACCGTAGCTCCTAATATATCCGAAGGCTTTGACGTAAACTCTATGCCGATGACTATCCGAAGCACTAACCTTAATACACTTGAGGTTGTTGCATTAGATTACGCCAAGCGAGCAGCAGGGGACGAGGAGACAAATCCAAATCCATCATTTGTTGGTAAATCTATCAATGACATTGTATTCTTTAAAAATCGCTTAGGATTTATTACCGATGACAGTGTGGTGTTCTCCGAAGCTGGGGAGTTCTTTAACTTCTACAGGACGACAGTATCCTCACTGCTCGACTCAGGGCCTATCGACGTCACCGTAAGTAGCACCAAGGTCACTAACCTTAAATCTGCCACTATCTTCCAAGAGAACTTGATGTTGTTTGCGGACAACGTTCAGTTCGTGATGAAAGGTGGTGACTTATTCACACCTAAGACTGTCTCGGTGTCTCCTACAACTAACTTCAGTCTAGATGACTCTGTTTCTCCTACTCCACTAGGTTCCTACGTCTACTTCCCGTTCACTCGTGGCTCCTACACAGGACTCCGTGAGTTAGCTCTAAGTGCGAATACAGAGACCTACGACGCTGTAGAAGTGACCGAGCATGTTCCCGCTTACATTCCTAGTAACATCATCGCAATGGCTGGAACTACATCAGAGGACGTTATAGCTCTCCTCAGTGCTAACGAAAAGGGCTCCCTATACATCTACAATTACTTCTGGAACAACAATCAGAAAGTCCTGAGCGCTTGGTCTAAGTTTACCTTCACAGGTGAGATACGAGGTATTGAGTTCATTGACTCATCTCTATTCTTACTCATTACCAACAACGGAGAAACTAACCTCGTAGAGATGCCTCTGGAGTCTGGTCTATCGGACGATGCTGGCTATGTTACTCACCTAGACAACCGAGTAGCAGTCACAGTCACCAATGGCTCTGATACAATCACCCTTCCGTACACCCCAGAGGACAACTCAGTAGAAGTCTACACGACTGATGGGTTAGCCCTTAACTGCACCAATAGCGGTTCTACAGTCACCCTTAGCAGCCCTGTGTCAGCCGATACAGATGTCTGGGTAGGTATCCCTTACACAATGAAGTACACGTTCTCTGAGCAGCTCTTCAAAGCTAAAGCAGGGAACGGTAAGAGTCCCTCCAACGCAGCCAAGATGATGATCCGTAATGGCTCCCTGTACTACGACAGATCAGCTTACTTCAAAGTTAAAGTAACTCCTAAGTTCCGTGATACCTATGAGAATGTCTTTACTCCTGATGTTGTAGGTTCATCCACTATTGGTTCCCTAAGCCTCGACAGTGGCTTCTATCGCTTCCCTGTGTTCACTAAGCCACAGGATACAACCATCACCATCGAAAACGAGAGTGCTCTTCCGAGTACATTCCAGAGTGCCGAGTTTGAATCCTTTGTTCACTCCCGCTCTAACCGATATGGATAAAATACTAAGTACCCACGGGTCTTGTAAGGTAGTTGTTGCTACCCACGAACACGTAGAGCGGCTCTATCCGTACATGCGTAAAGAAGACCAGATAGAGATAGCCTGTATGGGTCACGAACCCCGTCAGGCGCTCTTGAGTGGCTTAGAGAGTGATGACGTTACCCTGACAGCCCTAGATGCTGATGACGTTCCCTTTGCAATGTTTGGTGTTGGACAGATAGAGAACCAAGCGTACATCTGGTGTCTAGGCACTGATGGTGTTTCTGACAACGCCTACGACTTCCTTAAAGCGTCCCGTGAGTGGACTCAACGATTAACCAAGCCTTATGGCGCAACCTTTAACTTTGTCCATGAGGATAACCACGTAGCCCTCAAGTGGCTCAAATTCTGTGGAGCAATCTTCATTCGTAAACTTACCTTTAGCAATCAACCCTTCTTTGAATTTATAATCCCCTCTAAACATGCTTGAAACATTACAGAATAGTATGCCTCTCCAACATTTCCGAGATGGCGTGCAAGATATAGCATCTCAAATTAAAGATATGGATGAGGCGCTCACAGAAGACGCAGAGATTGA